AGATCTACCATGTTTTCTGTCTATGTACAGCTTGTCCATTCCTGATCCCATCGGGCCAGGTCTATATAATGATATCAAAGCCATTATATCTTCTATGTTTTGAGGTTGAAGCTGTATCATTAACTGTCTCATACCAGCAGATTCCAACTGGAATACACCGATACAGTTACCTTTACATAATTCTTCAAATGTTTTTTTATCATCTAAAGGAATTTTTTCTATATCTAATGAAATTCCTTTTGTTTTTTCTATTAACTTAACACATGAATCTATCACCCCAAGGTTTCTTAAACCCAAGAAGTCAATCTTCAATAGCCCGCACTGCTCGACTCTTCCCATGTCCCATTGAGTAACAATTGGATTATCTACACCTTTTCTCATGATTGGTAGATAATCAACAAGTGGGCCTTTTGATATCACAACGCCAGCAGCGTGAATACCAGTCTGTCTAACTAGACCCTCTAATCCAAGAGCCGTATCTACAATCTTCTTTGAGTCTTGACTTGAGTTATATTCATTCTTAAACTCTTCCGACAACATACATTCTTCTAGATTTTTTGATACACCAAGAATTGGAGGAGGAACTAACTTGGAAATTTTGTCTCCAGTTACGAAGTCATAACCAAGAGCTCTTGCTGCATCGCGCAAGGATTGACGAGCTCCGGTTCTATTGAATGTACATATGTGAGCAACTCTGTCTTCGCCATATTTGTTTCGAGCATATTCTATTACCTGATCCCTATATCGATCATCAAAGTCTAAGTCAATATCGGGCATTGACTTTCTACCCTCTACTAAGAATCTTTCAAACATTAATCCAAATCTAATTGGATCTAGGTTTGTAATATCAAATGCGTATGACAACACACTGCCAGCTGCAGATCCTCTTCCCCAGCCTACTCTTATGTTATTTCCCTTTGCCCATCTAACTAAGTCAGATACAACCAAGAAGTACTCTGGGAAACCCATTTCCTTTACGACTCTTATTTCATGGTTTGCTCTATCAATTATATTTTGAGGTAGATCTTCTCCATACTTTTTTCTTAATCCATCCCATGCTAATCTTTCAAAGTAGTCTATTGATTTTTCTTTAGTTGGTATTGGAAATTCGGGGAAGTGTATATCTCCAAATTTAAGATCAACATCAACCATGTCATTTACATGCATTGTATTCTTTAGATATTCTTCAGAAAAAATCGAAGACATTTCGTCATAGGACTGTAAATAAAACTTGTCTCCAGAAAAAGAAAATCTATTTGGAGTATGAATATTACAGTTGGTAGCAACGCATAACATTATGTCATGTGATTGGGCATCGTGTTGATGTACATAATGGCAGTCGCCCGAAGGAACAACCTTGGCGCCTATAGTATTTGCTATCTTTATGAGACCAGGTATCACACTCAACTGTTCTTCTATACCGTGATTCTGTATTTCTATAAAGTAATTTTCTTTTCCAACTATGTCTTGCATAGAGGCAGCATGCTTTAATGCCGTGTTGTAATCGTTTCTAAGCAGTGCTTGTGACACTTCTCCGTTAAGGCAGCCTGATAATACTATTATGCCATCTGAGTGCTGTGATATTAAATCATGATCGACTCTAGGCTTTACGTAGTAACCCTCGGTGAAAGCCCTAGATGACATCTTAATAATGTTGTGATAACCAATATTATTCTTAGCAAGGATTGTAATGTGATACGGACCTCTTTGTTCCCACTCGTTCTTAGACGGGCCAGATCTTTCTTCTTCATCTCTATCAAACCTACTTTTTCTAGCCTGATAGAATTCAGACCCCAATATTGGCTTAACTCCTACGGATTTTCCTGCGTCGTAAAAGTCTAACCAAGAGTGAATGTTGCCATGATCAGTGGTTGCTATCCCCGTCATACCTAAAGACTTAGCTCTCTCCAGATATTCCTCTACACTTCCATGCCCATCTAGCATGGAAAAAACAGTGTGATTGTGCAGGTTGGTCCAGTTCTTCAAATTATAAGCCTCTTTCGGTGTCCGAATTTCTTAAGGCTTCATCTCTTGTTTCTCTATATGTTATTATTACAATCCCGCCACAGTATTTGCACGGGACTGTTTTACCCTGTTGGGCAAAGGGGCTGTTAAACATATAGTGCATTGGCTGGTCCGACTTACATTCGGAGCAAGTTCCAATAACATCATCTGGATCATTTATGTTGTTTGTCATTTTCTATTTTCCTTTTTATTTTTGTAAGCAAACCTTATCGGTGAAGGGTTAGACACTTCGGTTCCTTCAACAAACTTATTTCCTATTGTAATCCATTTCTTTTTCTTTTCCAAGTGACAGTCTCCGCATCCAACACCAGACGCATTAGCTCTTTCACATGTATACGGTCTGCCGCCGATTCCTAATTGTCTTCTTCTTATCCAGTCATTTATGTGGCTTGTTGATTTCTCATAATTAAAATCATCACATAAACTCAGTATGCTATATAGAAACTTGATTGATTCTTCATTGTAAGTTAGGATTGAACACAGAAAGAGTCTTGATTCATGATCAAGTTTGCGATTCTTTTTTGCATTTTCTATGTGTCTGCCGATTGCTGGACAGTGTTCTAGTAATTCTTTTTCTGTAAATACTCTTTCTGTTTCTGTTAGAGTTTTGAAAGCAGAAGAACCTTTTTTATTAAAGTAATCTAAAAAATCTTTTGATCTTTGCTTATCAATTTCCATATCATAGGTAAACTGTCTAAACCATTCATTAGCTTTTAAATTGAATTCCTGTTCCTGAACGGTGTTGTCAGCCTTAGATCTACAATATGATTTAATATCTTCTAGGTTAGAAAACAATATATCTTTTGGTATTAGATTTTTATACAGACCAGTCTCTTGGTGTTTAGAGCCAGGGTATCTCCACATTCTTCTTGCGTCATATACGCTAAAGTCTATTGACTCTATGTTTAGAGTTGATTTAATCTTAGTTGCAATATATCTAAAGATATTTGGCAATGCGTTAGACGGATTTATGCCCAGTGCTATTGATTCACATTCAATATGGAATCCCTTTTTACCAGTAAAATATACCAGCAAAGATTTTTCTGGTATATTTTTTTCTAAATAATTATATAATTTTTTACATTCTTCCCAAGATTTATCTGGATCAGGATTGTCTAAGTCAAAATACAGTGAACCAAGTCTTATCGCTTCGTTGATATCGGTAGAGTTATAGTGCCAAATAGACGTGTATATGCCAGTGTTATCGTATTTATTGCAGTATTCTTCCATGTCATATATAGAAGTAAACCTAGGATTGTCCCCATCCTTATCTCTAATAATTCTAGATAAGGAGGGAACATGCTTCGCGGTTTCTACCAGATTCCATGAGCTTAAATACTTTGTTGGATCATTTGGGATTTTCATAATATCTTTTTTTTGTTTTCTTTATTATTTATATTACAAATAACTATCTTATTTTTGCTGCTCATCAAGCTGCTATTAGTTCTGTAGTAAACAGACTCTGATATAAGATATTCTAAATGATTTAGAAGATGGTTTCTTCTTTTAATTCTTTGTTCTGGTTCCATCTTTTCTCCATATTGGATTTATCAAATCGCTATCTTCTATTATACTATGTATTTTAGAGGCAACGTTGTCCGCAATATGAACAATATAATCTAGATATGTTATTGGATATGTCTCAGGAACTGGCGACCATGGCCCCAGATGACATCTAACTAATCTCAATATTGATTGAACGATATCTTCAGACAAATACAGCGTAGAAGATTCTAGCTCTGATGCAAATTGTTTATCGCTCTTCTGACAATTTGAAACAAATTTTCCAACAGTATATGGATGCATAGGGTCGTATTCGAATGTGTCTGTATCCTTATTCTTTATACCCTTGCAGACGTCGTGTAGTAGACTTGCTGATATAACTATGTCTCTTTCTTCAAGAGAAAGATTATATGATTCACAAAGCACATTTGCTATTCTTACCACTCTCTTTGTATGAAGAGCATTACCGCCCTCGCCATGCTCATCTGCTGGGTGATATTTTCCGCTAAAACTTGATGGTATCTTCCAAAAGAAATCAGCTTTTATTAAAATAGATCTAACAAAAGACTTTACGCTTTCATCATTAATTAAATTAATTTCATCTAAAAGAGGAGCTAACATCTCATCTTCAGATGATAATGGACTATCTTCTTTTTGATTTACTAAAATATCATCCAGTATTGATTTACTCATTATTGATTATCCTTTTTCCATCCGGTCCATTTTGAGCATGGGTCGTCAAAAGGACATTTTTTACAATAGGGTATTAGCCCTCTTTTAGGGGCAAATATTTCAGTACCATGTAGCTTTTCGTACCACAATTCCAAGTTACTGATATCAGAGTCTGATATAACAAATTCAGAAAAGTTTAAATTCTGACTCATCATGTCTATCATTCCGAACTTTACTTCAGACATTCTTTCTGGGTGTCTTGTTTCAAAGCCCTTATACAAAGTAGCAAAATCAATCTTGTATTGATCTCTATTACTTTGCTTATAATTAAACATTAGTTTAATGACATGAAAAGTTTTATCCTTATATAAAATAACATCAAAAGTATCAGATATATTCTGACCATTTTTTCCTGGCACTAGATAGTCTTCGGCAATTGCTACTGGGATATAGGCTGAGTCACTGTAGGTTTCGTAGAACATTAATAGCGAAGCTGCCGCTTTTGATGTGAGACTAGCTATATTTCCATATACAGTTTCATGTTGTTCTGTGACAATGTCATATGAGGTTGTATCTTTTGGAAACCACATCTTCTCCCACCTATTTAATAGTGCTGAGTAAGATGGTACAATTCCAGATTGTTTTTTAAAGAAAAAGAAATAAATAATATTCTTTATTGTGTTTTCAAATTTATCTGTATAGATATCTCTTGAGTATATTTTTTCTGGCATCTTTTCCGCATGCCTATAGTCATATAGTCTTTCGCATATCTGGAAATCTTTTAAGCCATCTACTGTAATATTTGTCATTAGTGAAAATCCTTACCGCTTAACAATTCGTCTAGCAGTGAGTCGGATGAAGTATATGAATCATCAGTTACTGGCTCATATTCTTCATATGTTTTTTTATAATCAATATACTTTACTAGTGGTGGATCATATAGGAATGATGAACCAGTAATTCTATTTTTTGGTATCTGTAATTGCATGATGTTTTCATCTTCTGTATCATCATCAGTTGCTAGTCTTTTTTCTGTCAAGAATATAGTCACTGCACACTTCTGCTGAATGGTTAATGATCCACCAGTGTCCGACTGCTGAACTACTTCACGCTTTTCCTTCATTCGGTTTGCGTTTTCTTGAGCTGTAATAATTAAGGCGCAGTTCATATCTCTAGCAAGTTTTTCTAAGCGAACCATCATCTCCTCAAATTCACCCCATCTTGGTTTACCCTTACCTCTGGTAAACATTGATTGTATCGTATCTATAATTACAACATCTGGCATCATGGAATTCTGACCTATTATATCTCTTAGCCAAAACTCTAAGTCTTCAAAGTACGGGGTGTCTGGGTCATGTCTAACCATCAATCTATCTCCCCAGCTAGATAGCTTTGCCTTAAAGATTTCTAGATATTTAGATTTTTCTTCCTCAGACCACTTTGAAGATTCTGAATATACATTCTTTTCAATTATTTGAGTCATAAGAATTCTTTCCCAGTGACCAATTGCTTCTTCAAAGTTTACATATAAAACCCTATAACCATTATCTAGCCAGTTGTTTGCTAGGCACTTAGCAAAGGTGCTCTTTCCCTTGCCTGAAGCTGCGATGATAGCATGTACTGCACCCCTAAAGAAGCCACCGCTATTAGTGTAACCCATAGCCCTATTGAGGGCCTTGAATTGTGTCGGCAAGAAGTTAGGAATATCTAAAAGTGAATCAACTCTTTCTATGATTTGAAGTCCAGTTGTTACTTTATCTAGAGGATTATACTTAATTTGATTTTCAAGTTCTCTAATCTCAGAAGTAAGAGTTTGAACACGCGCAATATCTTCTTCTGTTTTAAGACCTTTTTGTGTGAGAATATTTTGAAGCTCTTGCAGATAGTTAATCTGTTTTCTTTTGTTTGCTTTATGCTTGACCAATTCTGCTATAGCGTCTGGACTAGATAGATCTAAAGTATTTAGTATGTCTAACATTATTGTGACGCCAGCGTTGCCACCTAAGGCTTCATAGATATCTGAATCACTTTGTAGCCAAGACTTAAAGGCTATTGGGTCAACAACTTTTAAGTTAGTTGCCTTATAAAAAGATAAAAGGGCAACATAAAATTCATTGATTCCTTTTTCTCCATGAATGGTTCCAACAATTTCTTCTGGAAGATTGTCATAGAAATACGAAATAGCACCCTCTTCCCTAATGGAGAGAGCAAATATCTGATACTCTAAAGGTACAGAATCTTTATTTATTTCGTTTGTTGTTTCCACTGTCATTTCTTTTTTCTTTTGCCAATCTGTATGCTTTTTTTCTGTACTCAGAATTTTTCTTTTTAACCATCTTATAAGCTGTTGTATCTACAACGCTTCTTTTTGGTTTATCCTTAGGAAGATATGGACTGTGTCTAATGGCTTCCATCATTCTTTCAAAGACTGACTCTTCTGTTAGCTTATCATTATACCTAAAAACGATAAGAGCTATACCATTTTGCTTGCATAACTCCATTTTTTTATTGTCTCTCTCAAGAGCTTCTTCGAATTCATACTTTGAATCGAAGAATCTTTGAGTATAAAAAAAATGTTGTCTGCCATGATACTCAGCAGCTATCTGATATTTTGGACAGTAAACATCTAACTTAAGTCGATCACCAATGTGAAACTCGTTAACTATTTTTTCTCCAGGAAGAAGCTTCTGCATGATTGCAGTTAGAGCAGTTTGTCCTCTAGACATTTTTTTCTTAGAGTTCTTTAACCAACTCAAGCCGAGTCTATTTATTTCTTTGTTTAACTTGTTTATAGTCCATCCAAGTTCCTTGGCTATCTCAGCCAAGGACATGGACGTATCAAATAATAAATCGGTTAAGTGTTCTACTTCTTCTCTATCATGGAAACTATTAGGCATGTGCTGCTGTTGTAGCTGCCGAGTTTTGATTGTTGTCCTTGATGAAGTTTAATGTTTTCCCCAGGTCTATAATAGACATATTTAATTCGTTCCATATCTTATGAGATAGAGCAAGCCCTAATGAGCTGCAATCTAACAGGCAGTATTGAACTTTGTTATTTAACTTTGCTATATCATTAAAGATTTCTTCGTGTCTCTTATACATATTTCCATATGAAATATTAATAACATTGTCTTTTAATCCAAGAACGTTTGAAACTCTTTTTTGGTCATGCAAAGAAACGACCACTGATGGAGTATTTCTAATGTAAAAAGAAATGATAGAATCAAATACATCCTTATTGTTTTCAAAGTAGTATTCAAAAACATTTGGAGAATGATAGTAAGTTTCCTTATTCAATCCAATTGCCGCATGTTTTCCTTCAGATATTTCTTTCATTAAATCATAGGAAACATTTTTCATAACTCTATTTCCAGAAATATTAATAGAATTAATTATTTCTTTAGAGATATTTGGAGCAAAAGACTTTTCGCTCTTTTTATTTAATCCTATAATTGAAGATTTTGATATATTAATAAAAGCAAATTTTTGATTGCTGTTCATCAAACTGGTTAATTGAATAAGGGATTTGTTTACGTTTTTCATATTTGTTCCTTAAAGTCCAAAGTTTCCCCAGTTAATCAATACTGGAGATTCATCTAATATAGAATTAATGTGAGATAAATTATGATACTTTCCACCATCTATTTGAGAGTATCTTTCATATTTCTTTTGCTTATCTTGATCAAAGATGTAACCAAGGTGCTGCATCACTAGCCCTGAATTTACCCAAAAGTTTCTTCTCTTGATCCATTCAGATACATATGTTGGCTCAGACCCACAAGCTAAAGCTCTATCTACAAATTGTCCACCTGATATAAATCTAAATATTCTTGAGCTATTATTTGGCGCCCAAAGCTTATCTACTCTATATGCTGTTTCATTCCACATGTGGTAAAATCTTACATTTACAACATCTTTTTCCGAAGAATTTAATACTGTTCTTATGTCTGGGGAATTAAGATTATCTAAACTGTAGAGCATTTCATCGCAATCTATAGCAATGATCCAGTCCCCTGGATTAGCATGCTTCTCTAGATTAGACCAAGCATATGTTCTTAGTCTACCCTCATGCACAGCAAAAGTTGGCTCAGGAGTCTTGTATACGTGAGCATATCCTGCAGCTATTTTTGCGGTATTGTCCTCTGAACAATCATCAG